ACAGGCCACGCGATTGTTGTGCCAGTATTGACAACAGATAGTGTGCCGCTACCGGTTCGGCTGAACGTAGACGTGGACTCAAAGTACTTGTACGGATCTTCTGCCATCAGAGCAATGTTGCATCGGACTGAGTACCCACGGGTGGCATCGCCTGCAGCTGACGCTGCGTCAGTCATGAAGCGGGGCATGGCCATTGGCCGTACCATCATGTACAGGCTATAGCTACCAGCTGCCTTTGGCTGGGTGAACGACAGCTTACGCTTGCCGTCTGCCTCTAAGGCTGGATAGGTGCCAGTGTCTGCTGCCTTGGGCTGAGCCTGTAGTGCTGCGTTTAGCGCAGTAATCTTGTCCCAGAAGTCACCATAGCTGCTGCCGTATACCGACAGGACGATGCTGATGCTTCGCGCCGACAGGTACGGATCGTAGCTGTCAACGCCGTCCACCAGTGGGGTGTCCTCCGTGAACGCAGTAATGGGCACAGATGAGAAGTCTACCTGCTCAATCATGTACCCAGAAACAGGCGATGACCCAATGGCGTTGGGGTCACGGATGCTATTGATGTCCAGGGGCGCAGCCCCCGGGCGCTGGATAGTTACTGCTGCGCTAAGATCCATTAGGGTGTCTTCCTTACGCGGCGTACAGCCTTAGAGATCTTGTCCCAGCGGCGCTCTGCCGCATTGTAAAGCTGGGCAAGTTGGATACTGTTGGTGTCTGATGCTCCTGACGCGACCTGCCATTGCTGGAACCGGACGCGGTCAGAGATCAGCATGAACATGGCTTCCTTCTGGACCCAGGCACGCACTGCGTTAGTAGCATCGTCGTCGAGCTCGATAGTGGACGCGTCAGACGCGGGCTGCGTATAGTGCTTGTATCCAAACACCCGCAGTGTAGATCCGTTAGGCAAGACGAGATAGGGTGGCATGTGCAGCTTTCCATTGATGAAGTCCCATCCACCAGTAGCCTGGGCATCGACGGCAAACGGAACTGAAGCAATGAGCTTGCTGTTCTTATACGCATCAACACGGTAAACAGTGTCAAGCGTGAGTGTGTCAATAGTAAAGAAAGCTCCGACGGCAGGAGCAGTGTAAGCAACTTCTTCATAGATCTCCTGTGGGCGGATGCGCGAGACCTCTTGCGTACCCCATTTGATCATGTCATTGACTTCGTCGTCGCTCCATGTCTTAGTGGCACCAGAGTCACGCAGGTCTCGCCGTACTATAGTCCTGAGTGCTGATAGCGTAATAGGCATAAGGTCTCCTTGCGGTTGCGGGGGCCGGGCCGAAGCCCGACCCCCACTCCCTAGTTACGATTAGAGCGACGAAGCAACCGACTCCACACGGATGTAGCGCGGCTGGCCAGTCGAGGTATTGCTACCATCGAACTCACCGGTCGTGCCCTCACCACGGAGGATCGCACCGAAGCGCATCTTGAAGCCAAGCGTTGCAACCTGGGCGATTGGATCGCTGTGGTCGCCGCCCGGAGCCACGAAGTAGCTCTGGAGCGTCTGGCTATCGCCTACGATGTAGGCATCTGGTCCGAAGAAGAACGACGAGTGGATGGTGAGTGCACCACCAACGCCGCCCGTGAACGTCGCGGCGTTCGGGGAAACCATGAAGCGGACACCAGCGTACGCGCCGATTTCTCCGTTGAGGAGCTCGAGCGACTTGGTGTACTTCGTGGCCTCGAGGAAGCCGTTCGCGCTCGTGTCGGTCAGAATGTCAAACTCCACCGAAGGGTGGATGATTGCGCGGTAGAAGCCGTCAGCGAACGTAGGAACGTTTGCTGCCTTGAGCTTTGCCACGGTCTGCTTGACTTCCAGGCCGGTGAGCTTGTCCGTCGACGCAACAGTTGCGCGGGAAGCGCGGCCTGCAGCGTAGCGAACGTTCGTTCCCTGCTTGATGACGTCACGGATGATGAGGTCCATCGACTCCGTTGCGGCACGAGCGAGGCGCTCCGACGCGATTGCGATCAGGTCATGCGGGCTGTCGAGCTGCGCAAGATCTGAGATCTTGAGGACCTTACCGTACTGCTTTGGCACGAACGACTCGGTCGTAACCGTGAGGTCGTACTCAGCAGGGGCGCCTGCCTCGGTAAGGGTGTCACCCACGCCAAGCGGCGTCAGGTCTGGGTAGCGCGCATAGCGGATCTCGTTGCTGCCCTTCTGGAAGCGACCCGAGGTGTAGTTCCCCGGCATCGCATGGACCAGACGGTCGCGCAGGTTCTCTTGAGCCTGCTGAGAAACGAGCTCCGTAATGAGCGCAGAATAAGCGTTACTTGAGTTGCCATCGATATTGGCTCGCGTATTCGTTGCCATTACTATTTACTCCTTCTTTACTCGCCCCATGGATTGCCAAGGGCAGCGATGTCCTTGACAATGTCATTAGTCGAGCGCTTCTTTCCGGTCGAAGGCGCTTCCTTCGCCGGCTTGTTTGGATCTGTGAACTCCTGCTTAGGAGCTCCACCTGTCTTCATGAGTTCCTCAAACTGCTTGGCACGCTCCTCAATGGAGAGTTCCTTCGTAGTTTCGGCAAACTGAACATAGGCAGGGTATTCCTTGGCCAGGCGTTCACGCTGCTCGGACTCCCGAGTAGCCTTAAGTTCCTGTTCCAAAGTGGCGATGCGTCGCTGCGCACGCTCAAACTCTGTGAGGCTTGCCTCCTCCATCTGGAGCTTCCAAGTCTGAACCTTTTCGTATTCAGCCTTGATATCATCCAGCTGCTTCTTGGTAGCCGTCAGAGCCTGGTCCTTGCCAGCGAGACGCTTCTTCCAAGTGGTGATGTCGTTGTCCTGGTCAGTGGCAGGCTCTACCTGCGACTGGGCCTGGTCGTTCAGCACGACTTCTTCCGTCACTTTTGACCTCCTTAGTCAATGTCGAAGTAGTTCGGGTCAGGCTTAATCTCTGACTCTTCCAACTTCGGTTGATTTCCCCCAGTCACAGTATTGATGATCTGTTGACCAGCACCAATCGTGGATGGGATTGAACTGAGCGGCCCCAACTTGGCGACCGACCCAAAGATGTCACGAGCAAGGATGTCTTCAAAGGTGTAATCCTTATCCTTACCTGCCAAGCTCGTGGCAACCTTTCTTACATATGATGGCGGCATGGCCGAGATGTCCCACGGCACGCCAGGGAATAGCTGCGTAATGAGGAACGCAACTTCGTCGTTGTCTTCCATAAACTTACGGAAGGTGTAGTCTGTCTCCATCTGATTCTCGAAGTAGTCGCGTACGTGCATGTACGCCTGGTAACCAGCGCCCGGGGCCTGGTACCCGAACGGCTTCTTGAACAAGAAGTTGATCATCTCAGGTAGGATCTTCTTGAACATGTAGCTGTACGGATAGAACCCAAGGAATGGGTGGTTGACAGTTCGCTCGAAGATCGTGCGCTCTGGGTTGAAGTAGGTAATCCTGTTGGCCTGCTTGAGGGACGTCTCGTACACATGCTCAAACGCTCGATAGATACGCTCCTCGGCGCCGTGCTTGGTTAGCAACTCGAAGCTGGCGTTGGTCAATGCGTTAAGCGACTCCGGGTTGGCAGAGGCCTCTCGGGCACGCTGCCGAACAATCTCGAATAGTCGGGCACGCTGCTGTGGGTTGCGCGTGGTAAGTCTTACGCCAGGACCGAACTCCTGACCAAGTGTGACCTTGGCCTCCTCAACAATCCTCTGGAGGGATGCAGTAACGTCGGCAATCTCAGAGCTGTACGAGTGCCCAAGGGCCAATGACTGTGCCATGATCCCAGCCTCGTAGGATAGTTCCCCGCCGGTTGCGAGAGCTGTGTCGAGCATCATGGTCTCAGCGGCAACGCGTCGCATGACAGCGTCGTCGTAGTACCGCTCTAGGCGGTCAACCCCGTTCTTCAGGTTTTTACGTGCAGCAGATAGCTTCGCAAGGGCTTCTGACTCTGCCTGCGTTGGCGGCATGTCATCAAGGAATGCGCGGGGTCTAGCCCTGCGAATGTCATTGATGTTATATAGGGCTGCCTTGAGCTCTGCAATGCTTGGCTCAATAAGGCTCATGTCGTACCCGGCGTCTCGCATGCGGTCCGCTTGGACCGTTAGGTCGATAGCAGAATCGTACGGTCGGTCGATGTAGTTCCTAAAGATCTCTTCAGATGTCTGGATCTCGCTGCCCCTGTTCATACCGCCAAGGGTATTGAACTTGAACTCGCCAATGGCCTCAAGGTTTTTGTCT